ATAGAATTTTTTTTTTTTAATTCTTCTTTTAATTTTTTAACATTATCTTCAAATTTTCTATTAAAATTTTTTAGATCAAATTGTTCATCAATATTTCTATTTGATTTATTGGTAGTTGGAAAATCTATTTCTAATCCTTTTTTATTTGACATTATTATATAATTATATAAAAAAATTGTTAAGCTTCAAAAACCAAAAAGAAACAATTTTTATATTATTATATAAAAAAATTGAATTAAAAATATATGAACTATTAATATAAATAGAAATAATGTTATATATTACTTGTCCTACATGTGGTTATTTTTTAGGTCAAAAAAATTTAGAATATGAAGAAGGTAAACATAAAATTTGTACTAACCCTAAATTATCAGCTGAAGAAAGAGAAAAAGAATTAAGTAAATTACTTTTAAGTTTGGGTCTCAGAAGATATTGTTGTAAAATGAGAATGATGAGTTACAAAGATATTGTACAAGATATTTTACCAGTTGTTACTAGTGAATAAAAAAATTTGATTTATTTATAATTTGAACCTATATTTTCAATAGTAATGTCTCAATACTTTAATAATTTTGTCTATGCTGTTATTTTGTCTTTTTTATTTGCTTCAGTAATGAGTTATAATCGTAATTTTACATTTGAAAACACTACAAATTCTACATTTAATAGTACTGATTTAGAATGTGATTTATGTCAGTTTGTAACTCAGGAAGCTGAAGGACTATTACTAAGTAATAAAACATTAAATGAAATTGAAACTGAACTTGATACATTATGTCAACAAACTAAACATAATAAAATTTGTGAATATGTTGTTGATACTTATATTCCTAAAATAATTTATTTTCTTGAACAAGAAGAATCTCCAGAACAAGTATGTAAACAGATTGATATATGTTAACTATAAAAATTGATTTAAAATATTACTAATTATTAATTTATATAACAATGTCTGGTCTCAAAAACTTTGTTAGAATTTGCGATGTTACTTTAAGAGATGGTATTCAAAACTTAAAATCACCTAATACGATTTTCTCTAAAAATTTAAAAAATAATATTATTTATAGATTAAATAATTCTAATATTACTAATATTGAGTTTGGATCTAATGTTAGTCATAAAATTAAAGAAATGGTTAATACAAGAGATGTATTACAATCAATAAATTTTGATAATCTAAAATCTAATTTATATTTATTAGTACCTAACTATAATAAATATGAAGAATTAAATGATTGGATTAATATAAAAAAAGTTAACAAAATAAGTTTAATAACAGCTTGCTCAGAAACATTTATTCAAAAAAATACAAATATGACATTAAATGAAAATTTAAATCAAATTGATAAAATTCTAAATTTATCAAGTGATAAAAAATTTAGAATTTATATTAGTACTTGTTTTGGTTGTCCATTTGAAGGTTATATTAATGATAATCATCTTAAGAATATTGACTTAATTTTTGATAGATTTAGTCATCATGAAAAAACAGAAGAAATTGTTATTTCTGATACAATTGGAGGTTACGATATGGATCAATTACATTATTATATGAAAAAATATAATTCATCTAATAGACTATCATTACATATTCATTCTTATACAGAAGATATGAATATAAAAAAAATTATAGAAAAATATGGAGATCAATTAGTTTCTATTGATACATCATTAGGTAATCTAGGTGGATGTCCAAGTGTTAATTCATCTAAATTAAAACCAAATTTATCTACTTTAAAGGTTGCTTATTTAATTAATCAAATTACTGGAAAACAAGTATATGATATTGATGAAATTTTAGATTTAGAAAATTTAGTCAGAACCACGATAACAGGTAATTAAATAATTGAAATTTACTCTTTGATGTGAAACATTAGTATAAATTTTCTTTAATTCTTTAGCTAATTTTAATGAAGCATCGTAATTAATAATATTTATAAATAAAACACCATTTGGTACTAACATTTTCTTTAAAGATGAATAATCAACTATAATTTTTTCAGTACTATATGTATCATCTACAATCATATCATATTTTTGATCTGATTGTTTGATATATTCATTAACATCATATAAATAATAATTAATTTTCTTTGGTGGATTAGGATTAATTGTTTTGAACACCTCAAACATTTTAATTTCAATATCAACACAATCTATTTTATTTATATTATTATTTTTTGACAAAGCTAATGGCAATCCACCTAAACCAAATCCAAAAATACATACTTTGTTAACATTTTTTGGATAGGTTTTTAAAATAGTATTTAAATAAACAAAATCACATTCTTTAGTATCTTTATGATATCTAGTATGTGTTAACATAGTGGATTTATCATATAAGCTATAAATATCATTATTAAGATGTAAGCAATAATTTTGAAAACAATATAATGGTTCGTCTGTATCTATATTTTTAGTATTTAATTTAATAGTTTTAATATCATTAAAATTTAAATTAGCTAAATTATTAAATCCTTCAGTAACATAACATAATTGTATGAAAATAATTATTAAAAATAAAAATAATAAAACTTGTTTCATATAATATTTAGTAGATAAAAAAATTGTCAATAGATAATATTTTTTTATAAAACTTTGATTTTATAAAAAAATTGAACATTTATTTATAGAAATATTAACTTAATACCTTAATGGAAAAATGCATAGTTAATACAAATTATATGAATGATGGTTTTATTATTAAAAACCCAGATGGTGAAGATGAAATAATTCATATACCATACAATTTAAATAATGTCTTAGTAAATGAATCGGATATTATTCAAATTTTAAATCAATATAATGTTAATATAGATAAGATTAATCATATTGAGTATTTTAGACAGGCATTTACACATAAATCATATTGTAAAAAAGATATTTATCCAATAAATATATTAAATGATGCCAAGAATGAATTAGGAAATCCAGATGAATTATTAGATTTAATGGAAAAAAGTTATGAACGTTTGGAATATTTTGGTGATCGTGTGCTTAAATTAATTGTATCAATGTATTTATTTCATCGATATCCCAAACAAGATGAAGGATTTATGACAAGATTGCAAACAAAAATAGAAGATAAAAAAAATTTATCTGTTTGGTCAAGAGAAATTGGACTAAGCAAATTTTTCATAATCAGTAGACAAATTGAATTAATGAATGGTCGAAATTTAGAAAAAATTCATGAAGATGTTTTTGAGTCTTTTATTGGGGCTTTATTTTTATCTAATGGTTTTGAACCATGTATGTTTTTAATAATTAATATGTTAGAAACAATGATTGATTATTCTGAAAAATTATATTGTGATAATAATTATAAAGATCAATTGCTTAGAATCCATCATCAAAATAAATGGAAATTTCCTCAATATGTTACTATTCATTTTGAAGGACCACCTCATAAACGTAAATATATTATGGGTGTTGAACGTCATGATGTAGAATCTGACTGTCCATTAGAAAAAAGATGTATTAGTTTCGGAATTGGGTCATCCAAAAAAGAAGGTGAACAAAATGCTGCAAAGATGGCGTTAATTATTCATGGTATCTTAAAACAAGATCAATATGTTCAATCAGATATTTATTATCCACCATGGGATAAAATTGCAACATTTGATGGTGAAAATATGATTATAAAAATAGACGAAATAAATGATGATGTAAATAGTTCAGATAAAAAAGAAAAAGAAAATGAAATAGAAAAAATAGTTATTGAACCAATAATAGAAATTAAAAAGCAAGAAAATATAGTAGTTAATGATTTAAAAGTAGATATAAAGAAGAAAGTTAAAAAAACAGAAGTAGATACTAAAAATAAATTAATTAAAAAATCTAATAAAAAAACTATAAATTTAGATTCTGATAATGAAAATTTTTCAGATAAGTCACTTGATGATTAAATAATGCAATAAATAAACGCATAAAAGCGTAAATATATTTAAAAAAAACCTTACTTTATCAATAATGTCAGAACAATTACAGAGTATGTTTTTTTCTAAAGAAACAATAGCAGGACTAAATAAAATAATATTACAACAATCAAATTATCAAAATTTAAATCGCGAAGGTAAAGAAAAATTAATTAATATTTTAGTTAAAAACATGAAAGTTGTATATAGATCTCTTGATGCTACAAAAATAAATAAAGATAATTTTAATTCTATATTTGAACAATTTAAAAAACATTCAATTGTAGAATCTTTGGGAGAAATTAAGAAAACAAATAGTTTAGTGAATTTACAACAATCACCTTCTGATTTAAAATTTGAGAGAGATTTTAAATCAAATCCAAATTCAGGAAATAAATTTTTAGATCGACCAGAATCTACAAAAAGTTTAACACCGCAAATAAATAATGATAAAAAACTTAAGGATAATTTATCAAGTTTAAATAAAAATAATTATGATTCTAGTTTAGATGAAGCTTTTAAGCCAATAGTAGAAAATTTTAAAGATCAAGATTATTTTAATAATTATGACTCTGGAAGAAATACCAAAGATATAAATTCAAGAATGGAAAGTATACAGCAAATGAGGCAAAATGAATTAAATTCAAGAAATCAAAAACCACCTACACCTGAATTTTTAAAAGCTAAAAAAACAAATCCTGATAAAATTGAATATAGAAATGATATTCAACCTATAGCACAATCAAATGGAAAATTAGATTTTCAAAATATGAAATCATCAGATTTTAATAAAGGATTTCAAGGTTTAGCAAATGATACAGGTGATAATTTAATGAGTTTAGATAATATTGATAAACCTTTAATTGATCAAGAAATGACAGAAGATACTACTAGTTTTGAAGATAGACTAAAAAGATTACAATCTGATCGAGATAATTTAAAAATACCTCAAACTAATGGAAAAATAGATTTTACAAGTGAAAACTTTCCTCAATCAAATATTAATTCTAATAATATAATCCAAGAACAAAAAGTTAGATTTAATGATGAAATATCTAATCCTATTAGAAAAAATGATTTTGATGTAGAAGCTAAACGGAATGAAATGATTAGAGAAGCTGAATTTAAAAAGAAAAGAGAGGCTGAATTAAAAAGAGAGGCTGAATTAAGAAGAGAAGCTGAATTAAGAAGAGATAGTTTAAATAGACAAGTACAACCAGTATCTGATGATAAATTTAATGAATTAAAAAATAGCATGAAAATGGTTAATATCGAAGTAAAAGATGATGTATTTAAAATTAAACAAGAATTAGAAGAATTAAAACAAGAAAATTTAAGATTACAACAAAATAATGACTATCAAAAAATTATTGATATTAAAAAACAAATAGCACAAGAATTTGAAGTTTTAAGTATTAAAAATAGTGAACTAGATACTAAAACAGCAGAACTAAATTTAAAAGAAATTGAAATTAATAAAAAAGATTTAGAATTAAAACAATTAATTAAAAATTATGATTATTTATTTAGAACTAATCAATTACAAATAGAGGTTACTAATCAAAATAATGAGTCAAAATATATATTTCCTTTAGATAAAATTAATGATGCAATAGGAATAAAACTTATGTCATATTCAATACCAAATCCATTGTTTAATATTGAAGAAAATAAAAATAATATATTAAAATTATTATATAAAGATAATGAAATAATTTTAACAATACCAAATGGTAAATATACAATTGATGATTTAATCGATACTTTGAATACGGAATTAATTAATCAAAATTTAAATGAAATTAGTGTTAAAATAAATAAACAACAAAAAGTAGTAATTGAATTAAATAATGAAGAGGAAATATCAATTTTATCAACTACTTTGTCTACTGATAATTTAGGTTTTACATCATCCAATGAAAGTAAACAAATACACATTGCAGATAAGATTTGGGATTTAAGATTAATAGATAAAATTTATTTATTTTTAAATAATTTATCTGATGAAGTTCCATTTGGTATTTTACATTTTAACGGTAAATCTGTATGTCAATTTAAATTTGAAAAACCATTTAATATTGATAAATTAGAAATAGAGTTTAAAGATTCAAAGGGATTACCAGTTAATTTTTATAATTTACCACATAATTTAAGTTTTATGATTGAAAAAATTAATTGACATTTCTAAAATATATCTTTCTATTTGCATTCATTTGTTCATCTTTAGTAATATCATTTATTACTGAATCAAATGATTCACCACCTACCAATCTTAAAATAAAATTTATTGAATAAACACCACATTCTGAATTATCAAACTGATGTTGTATATGATTATATCTAATATCAAATCCTCCACCAAGTAAATTACCTAAATGTTTATTATCTTTAGCTAATTTTTTAATATCAATATTTTTTTTACCTTTAATTTTTTCAATAACATCATTAATTGGTAATTCAGAGTTATATTTTTTATTATACAAATATTTAGTTATTCTATTAATAAATTTTCTAATTCTTTTAATTGGTTTTTTAGCTACTGAATCAAAAAAATATATTTGATTCTTTTTAAGATCACTAAATAATGCTACCCAATGAGATCCATCTTTCCAGTGTTCATCTAAATTAATTACCATACCTATTTTATTTTTACCACTTTTTTCTAGATCATGAAAATTTATATTACTTATTCCTAAAACTGGTAAATCTTCAAAATCAGATGGAACAGCACCTAAAAAAATAAAATCTTTATGCAAAGAATGATACTGATCAATTACTTCATTTATATGTGTTGTACTTAACCATTCATATTTTTTTGAAGGTCCTTTAGGTCTAAAAGTATTTTTTATTATATCTTCATTATTTAATTCTTTAATAACATCTAATCTTAACCAACAAGTCTGATCATCACATTTATCAGCTAATTTCTTTTCTAATTCATTAACTAAAACTTCTTTGGGTTGATTAACATTAATTTTATTTACATTTCTTTTATTATAATTTTCAGCTATTGATTTTAAAGTTTCCAAAGAAAAACATGAACCATTTGAATATTTTTTACTTGGTGCGCACTTCATATCTGGATCCATTTAATTTATATTAATAATAATTAGATTTTTATTATAAATAATATAAATATTTTATACAACATTATATATGTTTCGTTATTTAGCTAATGGTAACTACTTAGTTAAAGAGAACTTTGGAGTCTTTGATAATAATATTTCAGCCGACCAATTAAGACAAAGAAATAATTGGGTAAGACAAGATGCAACTGATCCTAAAATTGATTGTATAAGTTTTACTAATCCAAAACCATGTATTTGGATAGAAAAAGAAAGTAAACCATGTACAGTAGATGAATATGGTTTTAAAACTTGTGAGAAAAATATGGTGTGTGGAAATAAAACTATAAAAGCAACTTCTGCTTGTAATAAAACTGGACCAATTTGTTATAGAAAAAAAAGAATCGAAGATAAATGTTGCCCACATCAAACTACAGATTATGCTAAGTCTGGAAATAAAAAATATTGTTTGTGGAAAAAATAAAGATAGAATTATATATTTATTAAACTCTAAATTAAAAATATAGAATAATTGTAATCTTCATATAAAATATTTTCTATTTCACCTTTATAATTTTTTATTTTTACAAAAGAAGACACATCATCATATAATCTATTTAAATCTATTTTTTCAATATAACCACTTTTTGAATGAATTATTTTGTTATTATTATAAAAATTAATTAAAATATGATCACCAATTTTAAGATCTAAAATTTCTACTGGAACAAGTTTTCTATTATACAAATTCATTAACATTTATCTTTAATAATATATATTAAAAAAAATCAATTTTTTTAAATTTTAAATTCTACATATTAAATATATGTCATACGAAAAAAAATATTTAAAATATAAATCAAAATATTTAAATTTAAAATCTCAATTTTCTTCTAAAAAATCACTAAATGGTGGATCAAATAGTTTTGAAAATCTTGATTTAATAAGTGAAACTATAACTGATACAATAGTTGATAACAATTTTAAATTAGTATCATTATTAAATAATTATAATTTATATGGTGGTGAAAAATTAGATTCAACAGCATCTGCAACACCAGTGGATTCAAACAAAAATAAATCAGAAGCATCTCAAGAAGTAACTGATTCAACAAATGATTCTGCAGCATCTCAAGAAGTATCTGTAACACCAGTAGATTCAGCAGAAAATAAATCTGAAGCACCTAAAAAAGTATCTGATTCAACAAATGATTCAGAAGAATCTCAAGAAACAACCGTAAAACCAGTAGATTCAGCTGCATCTCAAGAAACAACCGTAACATCAGTAGATTCATCTGCAATTGATTCAGTAACACCTAAAGAAGCAGCAGTAACACCGGTTGATTTAAATGTTACTGTATCAGAATCTAATTTAACAGAATCTGTAACACCTGTAAATTCTGATTCAACAGAATCTGTAATACCTGTAAATTCTGATTCAAAAGAATCTGTAAATTCTGATTCAACAGAATCTGTAACACCTGTAGAACCTAAAAAAAAAGAATCTAAATCAGAAAATGATGAATCTTTACAAGGTGGTGCTAAAAAAATTAAATTAAAATCTCACAAAAAGTATTTTTTTGATGATTCAGATGTAAATTTAGATACCACTACAACTAATTCAGAGTTATCTTCTTTAGACACTGACTCTACAGATGATTCATATTTTTAAAATATATAAAGATTATTTTTATTATTATTAATAATGAAAATAATTAGTGGAATTGATGAACTTGATGAATTTATTATTGATAATTTTAATAATAATTTAGTTATATTATTATATTTTGGAGCTGAATGGTGTGGTCCATGTAAACAACTTAAAAATCGTTTAAATGATCCAGATACTATTCAAATTATGCCTAAATTAGTTGTAGGATATCTAGATGTAGATGATGATGAAAACTCTATAATAATTAAAAAATATAAAATTAATTCATTACCAACACAAATTTATATTAAACTTGATGAAAATAAAGTAGTTGAAACTCATAGAATTGAAGGTTATGATTTCATGAAATTAAAATTAGATTATGATAATTATCTAACAAAAAATTGATTTTAATTTATTATGACTAATAAATTAATGTGTAATGTCGAGTAAATTCGAAGTAAAAGATATCAGAATACTCAGTAGTTGGGGATATAACTTATCATCCAATACAGATTGTACTATTTGTCGTCATAGTTTGAATTCAAATAGTTTATATTATCAGGATAAAGGACTTGATTCATATGTTGTACAAGGAACATGTGGACATTCATTTCATTACGAGTGTATTAAACCATGGGTTGATAAAAATAAACACTGTCCAATTTGTTCTGCTGAATGGAATTATGCAGATCGAAAGTTACCACAAAGTAAAAAAATACATACATAGAGAAAAATTTATTTTATAATATAATGCAAAAAAAACTATTTGATGATTATGAAATTGGTATTGATGAAGCTGGTAGAGGACCATTGATTGGACGAGTCTATGCTGGAGCTGTCATTTGGGGAACCAATACTAAAGATATTGAATTAATAATTGATTCAAAGAAACTATCAGCCAAAAAAAGAGCAGAAGCATTAAAATGGATTAAATCAAATGTATTAGCTTGGGGTGTTGGCTATGCTGAACCCGAAGAAATAGATCAAATTAATATTCTCGAAGCTACTAAACTTGCTATGGATAGAGCTATTGAAAATTTAAAAAATAATTTTAATTTAAATCAACCATTAGATAAATTAATTATTGATGGTGTAGGTTGGGAGAAGAAATTTACAAATTATCAAGTTAAATCAGTTGTAAAAGGTGATTCAAAATACTTATCAATAGCTGCTGCTTCTATTATAGCTAAAGAATATCACGATGAACATATTAAACAACTATGTTCTGAAAATTCAGATTTACATATCAAATATGATTTAGAAAATAATATGGGATATGGAACTAAAAAACATTTGGATGGATTGAACATTCATGGTAATAGCCAATTTCATAGGAAATCGTTCAAACCATGTATAAATTTTACATAACTATTTATTAACAATCAAATTTAATTAATATACCATCATTAATATATTTTTATGATTTAAGTATATTATTTGATTCAAAATATATTACACCTTTTTCACTGAAAAATAGGACAGTAAAAACTATTTAAAGTTTTGTCAAT